AGAACAGCGGTATTATTTAGATGAATCCGCAAACTATTACACCAAGATTTTGAAGATTCTGGCTAAATGCAACCTTCAAGACCTTAGAACCATATATGAATCTTTGTTTGAAATAGGATTTAGGAGTAAAAAATGAGTTTTTATAATACAACCCACGAAACTGGTTCTACATTAAAAGAATCACATCATAAGGCAAGCAGTCAGGAGAGTAAAATATTGAATTACTTCTTAATGTCTGGAGACCCCCTCAGCCCTTCAATGATTCTTCAACAGATGAGGCTTAATTGTCCTATAACTTCTGTTAGGAGAGCCCTTACGAACCTTACTCTGGATAATAAACTGATCAAGACAGATGGCTATTGCATTGGTACTTACGGAAAGCGTGAACATTTATGGAGATTAAAAACGGAAGACGATTTTATTAACCCTGATCAATTCACATTATTTGGAGGTTCAAAATGAAAAAAGAACATTGGTTAAATCAGACAGTTATGTTTGATGAATGGGGAAGACCTCCATCATTAGCAGATGTACCCATGACTTATGGGTCAAGAACCGAAATGTTTGAACTTAGGGAACTCAATAGCGATGATATAGAAATTAAATATCAAGAATACTTAAAAGAATATAAAGGAGAAATAAAATGAGATACTACTGGGAAGCACTTTTTAGTGTTGAATATTTCCCATATTGGGAATTTTCAATGGTAATGATACTGTTTTTAAATCTAAGTACGCTTTGGAGACTACATAGAATAGAGAATAGAATCAGAAATATTTTTACAATGTTTTATTTGATGGGGGATGACAGCGTTATGAACTATATTAATGACGTTGAGAAAGATTATGGCGACAACCAAATATAAAACACTAAAGGAGACAAAATGATCATCATGAATATAGCAGAATGGATAGCAAACATATTTATTTTAGGAATTTCTGGGTTGATCTGGGTGGCGGTTATATTCGGTTCAATGTTAGTTATTTCAATTGTCACTAAAACAGTAAAGGAGATTATCAATGATTGATTTCATAGACAGATTAATAGATGGCGTGGATGAGTTTCTAACGATGTTTTTACCGCCACTTTGCGCTTTGACCTTATTAAATATATTTTTTCAAATCATAACATAGGAGAATAAAATGGCATTTCTACAACTTAAAATGTCTCACCATATCGGCAAGGCTCTTTCCTTGCAATTACAAGAAAACCCGATTGCAGTAAAAGGAGAGCAGACAGGATACGAAGGGCAGACAGAATACCATCTACCTTGTGTTAACATTGGTGGTTCCTATTATGCTGCGCCATATAAAGATAAAGAGCCTTTTGAGATAAAAACTGGTCAGGCGTTTGACTTTACTTGTTCGATTGCGCTTTATAAGAAATTGGTAGATTACCAAAAAGGCGAACTGCTTGATGTCACCATGAATAAAACGGAAGATGGAATAAGATATAAAATAGAAGGCTCAAGCAAAGAATGGACTAAAGCGGTTGAAGATAATCGAAGCGCAGTAGATAAGCCTTATGGATATAATTCTGTTAAGGAAAGGGACATAACCACCCAGGACAATATCAGATTCGGGATGGCTTTTAATAATGCGACCAAAATTGCTTGCTCTATTCCTGACTTAGATGCGGACGCAAAGGTTATGTTGGTTGATCATATTATGCCGAGAATGTGGGAAATAGTTAATTCCCTGGACTCATTAATGGAAGAACCTGTACAAGAAGTAAAAGATGACGACCTCCCTTTTTAAGCCTCGCTCAAAAATGAAACACAGGATGGCTCTGTTTAGCATCATAATGTTTTATAGAAAGCAAATTGCAAAGGGGAAATGTAAACCGAATGGCGCAACCTACTTGAGAATGAAAGAACTTGAAGAAAGATATTTCAGAGTAAACGATGAAGAAATCTGAAAAGAAAAAACTACATTCTTTGGTTCGTGAATTTGTTATGCTCAGGGATAAACGCTGTTTAAAATGTGGGAAGTCTGATAGATTACACGCTTCCCATATTTATCCAAGAGGGAAATACCCCAAGATGCAATTCAATTTGGAGAACGTGAAGGCTTTATGTGTAGGGTGCCATTTATACTGGTGGCATAAACACCCCATAGATGCCCGAGAATGGGCGGAAAAGACATTAGGTAAGGCTTTACTAAGCCGACTAAAGAAACAGGCAAATACGATAAATAAGGAGCCTTGGAATTACAAAGACATTAAGCATGAAATTGAACAAAAAATAATGGAATATGAATAAAGAGCATATAAAAGCGCATCATTTAATTCTTGATAACATTATAGAGATTCAAGAAACACAAATATATATTTTAAAAAAACTAAATAAATTGGAAAATAAACTTACCTCACTAAAAATGCACAAGACATCTAACAAGATGTGTAATGAAAATGAGCTGGTGGATGCTACCATAGTGAGGAAAACTAACAAAAAGGGAGAAAAGAATGGCTAAACGATTCATAGACACTAAAATATGGGACAAGGCATGGTTCCGTAGATTAACCCCAAAGAATAAACTGTTCTGGATTTATTTGCTTACAAAATGTGATCACGCTGGAATCTGGGACGCTGATTGGGAAGCGGCAGAGTTTTTAATTGGCGAGTGGGTAAATTTTGACGAATTGCCATCAGAAATAACGGATAAAATGGAGTACATTAAAGGCGATGACCAATATTTCATTCCTAAATTTATAGAGTTTCAATACGGTGTACTTAAAGCAAATTCTAAACCTCATTTGAGTGTGATTAAAAGGCTTACTGACAAAGACTTAATGAAGGGTATTGAAAGTGTTGATCTAACCCTTAAAGATAAAGATAAAGTTAAAGTTAAAGATAAATTAAAAGTAAAAGAAAGGGAGCAAATATTCATTGATTACTGTAAACAATATTATAAGAAGTTTGATATATCAGATGTTATGCTTGTTGATTTTGTAAACTACTGGACTGAAATAAATCCAGATGGTAAGAAAATGAGATTTGAGATGGAGAAGGTTTTTAATCATAAAAGAAGACTAGTGAAATGGCGAGATAATAGTAAGAAATGGGAAAAGCCTAAAAAAGAACATAAATCATTTGAAGCGAAGTTTGGTAAAACCAAAACAGGATTGTATTTAGCTTATTGTTCTCGGTGCGGTAAGAAAGAAACGCCAAACGATAGTTGGCAGTTAAAAGATGGTTCAAATTGTTGCAGGGTTGAATATGTTGAGACCAAACCGAGTGCCTAAATCTCTTGAAGATTTAAGCCTTATAGAATTGGCAATTAAAAATACTGACCCAAATTTAAGCGATGTATATAAGAAAAAAGCTTTTAGACACAGTAAAAGAAAAGAGGAAGTAGATTCAATGATTAAATATTGTACAAAATGTAAAAAATGCTGGGCACAGCTTCCTCATTCTGTCGATGCTGCTAAGTTTAGATACTACCCAAAGAACCAGATGCCGACTATAGGTAAAAAAAGACAAACTTGTAAAATATGTAGGAGAAAAAATGTTAATAACTAAGTATGTAGAATTTGATATGGGCCATCGAGTTTCTTTTCATAAGAGTAAGTGCAGAAATCCTCACGGGCATAGATATAAAATAGAAGTTGGACTTTCTGGTGATGTTGTAGACTTGGATGGAGTATCTGAATCTGGGATGTTAATGGATTTTAAAGATGTAAAGCAAATATTAATGACTGAAGTACACGATAAGCTTGATCACGGATTTATGTACTGGGAAAAAGATATAACTATGAAAAGGTTTTATGAGCAAAATACTCAGTTTTTAAGCATAAAAGTTCCATTTACCCCTACAGCTGAGAATGTAGCTATGTGGCTCTATGGAATTTTGAAAAACAAATATAAACACAAATACGATAACAATCTAAAATTGGAGTACGTCAAGCTATGGGAAACACCAACGTCAGTAGCAATAGCACCTTAAACATATCTGAAATATTTTACTCTCTACAAGGAGAAGGATATAGGAAAGGAGAAGCGAGTCTTTTTGTGCGACTACAAGGATGTTCTGTGAAGCATGCCTGTTATAAGTCTGGAGTTATATGTGATACTGAATTTGAATCAGGAGTTGAAATAGACCTGGATTATATTTTAGGCGTTGCAGAAGAAAAAGGAACGAGGTGGATTACTTGGACTGGGGGTGAACCAACCGATCAGTTGACTAAAGATATGTGCTGGTATGTAAAAGAAAAAGGTTATAAACAATCCATTGAATGTAGTGGAATAAAACAACCTACAAGATTCATTGACTGGATCGTTTTGTCACCTAAAATAGCAGAGCATGTAATTTTGAAAAAATGGGAACAGGAAGAAGATGGATTCCACTGTGATGAATTAAGGTGGGTAAGACATGAAGGACAGGCTATTCCAAATACCAAAATAAAAGCAAGACACTATTATTTAAGTCCTCATTTTGACGGATTGCATATGAATCAAGATAATTTAAATTATTGCATACAACTGTGCCTTGAAAACCCACAGTGGAAACTATCAACCCAGGAGCATAAAACATGGAACGTACTTTAGAAAATAATGTAAAGGAATTTTTAGACATTCTTGGCGAAGATTCAAACAGAGAAGGATTAAAAGGAACTCCCAAGAGAGTTGCTAAGGCTTGGAAAGAATTGACAACACAAACCTTCTTTGAGCGCACCGTTTTTGACGCTAATGGCTATGATCAAATGATAGTAGAAAAAAATATTCAATTCTACACTTTTTGCGAACATCATTTGTTACCGTTTTTTGGATCTGTCTCTATAGGATATATTCCTGATGATAAAATCATAGGAATATCTAAATTGCCAAGAACAGTAGATTACTTTAGTAAGCGCTTAAATACTCAAGAATACTTTACAAACAATATTGCAAACGATTTGGATGAAATTCTGCAACCGAAAGGCATAGGCGTGGTTGTGCAAGGGAGACATTTGTGCCAAGAGATGCGAGGCATTAAAAAGAAAGGATCTATGATTACATCTTGTTTGAAAGGGTGTTTTCGAGATGACTTAACTGTGAAAAAAGAATTTTTAACACTAACTACGGGAGAATAAAATGAAAAGAGCCGTCTTATCTTATAGCGGAGGAATGGATAGCACAGGGTTGCTATTAGACTTGATCTATCAAGGATATTATGTTACTGCTATTAGTTTCAATTATGGGCAGAAACATAAACTTGAATTAGAAAAAGCCAAAGAGTGCATTGAATATCTACATCGTATAAGCACGGTAGATGACATCAGCCACCACGTAATAGAACTTAAGGGGCTTGCTCCTTTATTAAACAGTCGCCTCATCACAGGAGGAAGCTCCATCCCCGAAGGGCACTATGAAGATGACAACATGAAACAAACAGTTGTCCCTAATAGGAACAAGGTTATGATGAGCATCATACAAAGCATTGCTCTTTCTCTAGCTAATAAACATAAATCTGAAGTTAAGATTGCTATGGGCATTCATTCAGGGGATCACGCTATCTACCCAGATTGCAGAAAAGAATTTAGAAATGCAGATTTCAAGGCTTTTCAAGCAGGCAACTGGGACTCTTATCGAGTAAAACCTTATACACCGTTTTTAATGATGGACAAGTACCAAATACTTGCGAGGTCTCTTGCAATTTGTGAAGATTGGGAAATAGATTTTGATGAGATTTTTAAAAGAACCAATACGAGCTATAAACCTATAGGCGAATATTCTGATTATAAATCGGCGTCAAGCATTGAAAGAATAGAAGCTTTCTTAAAGCTCGGAAGACCCGACCCAGTGCTCTATGCTGATGAAACAGGACCGGTCGAATGGGAAAAAGTAAAAAACCATGCGTTAACAATACTACAAGAAGGAGGTAACCAGTGAGTGATACTAAAACATTGACTCATTTAGGTAATCAAGGAACTACGTATACTTACGATAAACCAGACAAAGACCTACTTGAGGTTTTTGAAAATCAACACATCGATATGTCTTACACTGTTTATATTAATTCGCCCGAATTTACGTCGCTTTGCCCTAAAACAGGGCAACCAGATTTTGCAGAAATAGAAGTTTGGTATACGCCCGATAAATTATGTATAGAGAGTAAATCGTGGAAACTTTACCTGGGCTCTTATAGGCAGCATGGCGAATTTCACGAAGATTGCGTTAATAGAATGTGTAAAGATTTAATAGAACTCTTAAACCCTGTTTGGATAAAAGTAAAAGGAAATTTCAAACCTCGAGGAGGAATTGCATTTGTTCCTTGCGTAGAATGGCATAGCAATGAAGTATTATCTATCTGATAGCTGGATTGGGCAAGACATAGAAGAGTTTGCCTATCCTTTTGCTAAGAACAGGCTAATTTCGTTTCATTATAAAAAGCAAGTAGAAAAATACATACAAATCTATCGAGCGTATAATGGAGTTAAATTAGATATCTCAGAGTATTGCCTGATGATTGATTCGGGCGCTTACTCTGTATGGAACTCTGGAAAGGCGCCTATAAACATCTACGAGTATGCGTGGTTTTGCGCAGACCTTTTAGAAGAATTACGAGATATGCCCTTTGAAGCAGTTGAATTTATTAATCTAGACGTTATTCCTGGAGAGAGAGATAAACTCGTTACTAAAAGCCACATAGATAGAGCACAAACCAAGAGCTGGGAAAATTATCAATGGTTAAAAGAGAGAATCCCCAATGTTATGCCTGTTTTTCATCAAGGAGACGACTTTAAATATTTGGAAATGATGAACAATGAAACGCTTAGATATTGCGTCTCTCCTGCAAACGATAAATCTACTCAGCAAAGATTAATGTGGATACAAGACGTCTTTAGAAAAGCATCTTCCAATTTCGAGCCTCATGGGTTGGGTTTTTCAAGCGATAAAATTGCAGACGCCAATCCTTGGTATTCTTTTGACGCAGCAACTCACGGTCATGCGGCTGCTTACGGTCATGTAATGTACTCAGATGGTAAAAAATTTACAACCATGCTTTTTTCCGACAAAAGAACGTCTAATGAAGTAGGAACGCATTTTTTAAATATGCCTCGAACAGAACAAGAGTCGATATTGAGTGAGTTAATTGAATTAAACGAGTGTTTTACCTATGATAACCTCGTTAAAAATGGAAAACTGAGGCGAATGGTTAATATGCACTACTTAGTAAAACATTATGAAAATAGAAAAGACCCTGAAAACATTATACAAGAAAACCTTTTTGAGTAAAACAGAAACATATTGCGATCTCTGCGATAAAAAACGCAAGTGCGTTAAACAAAGAGACGGATTATGGGCTTGTGTTTTCTGTCGAGTAAAATACTATAACAGTTAAACAACCGTTAAACAACAGTTGGATATATCATTCTTTCTTATTAAGTTTGTATAATGAATAAAACACAAATAAGGAGAATCCAATGAAACAACTATCTTGCGATACTTGCGCTGCTGTAATATATGTTTCTAGTAAAACATGTTCCGTAGTATGCGCTTTGTGTATCCAGAAAAGAGTTTTGGGTATTGAAGTTGAAATTCAAAACAGAATTGATGCTTTAAAAACACCTAAATCTAATACGCCTGTATATAAAAGAAAAAGATGGACATCGGCAGAAGACGATGTTATTTTCAAAAACGCTCAAACTCACAACATTGAGCAGCTCATGTCTTTGCTTCCGAGCAGGACTGCTTATGCTATTGAAAATAGAATATGGACACTAAAAATGGATCATGTTGCTAAGCAAAAATACGTAGACCGACTAACGGGAGGTGAGTAAGATGACTGTTGCAGAAACACTCAAACTAAAAGACAAGATGCAAAAGATTCTTAACCACGCATCTAGCGCTGAAAAGATAGGTAATCAATCCGAAGCCGAGGCATTTATGAAAAAATTAAATGCGCTTTGCTTAAAACATAAAATAAGCATGGCAAAGATAGATGCTCACGATCCAGAAAACTCAGACGAAAGCATTACGAGAGAGCAAGTCGACAGAGTAGAAAACGGATTGCCTATTCAAAGAAAAGCGCAGAGATGGATATGGGACCTTGCTCATCACATAGCGAAAGCAAACAACTGTCATTATCTCGTACAAAACGGAAGCAATTCAATCTGGTTTGTCGGAAGAGATCAAGATAGAAGGTTTGCTATCTACATGTTTTCTTATTGCTATAAAACACTCTTAGTTGATTGTCAAAGAGAATATGATAAAACATACAATCATTTCTATGCCATGGGAATGCAAGATCAAGTAAGAGGTTTTGCGGCTTCTTTTAAAACCGGGTTCGTTAACGGCATTGAAAAAAGGTTACGAGAAGTTAAAGAAGAAGCAAGACAAACAACAGACAAAGAAACCTTTGCGCTTATTACTACAGGGCAATTAGTCGCCGTTAATGAGTATATGAAAAAAATGCACACAGGGAGTGCTGCTGGCTTGAATGGCTCGTCTTCTCATAACGAGCACGGGTACGCATCGGGAAAAAAAGCAGGAAGTAAAGTATCTCTTGCTAAAGGCTCTGTAACATCAGGAACACCAAAACAACTAAAGATGTAATCATGAAAACGAATAAAGAACTTGCTTATGAAATGGCAACAACATCTAGACAAATTTCTAAAAGTAGAAGAAGGGGCTGGATGTGGATTCATCAAAACGGCGCACTAATTAAGAAAGTAAAATACAAGGCGCCTCTTATTAACTAATCATATATAGAAACAGTCGATAATTAAGCCCCGGGTAAGACTGGGGTTTTTTTATTTGTGTAACATTAAATTTTTATATTTTATAAAAGGTGGTTTTAAAATTAAATTGTAAAGTAAAAATTCATAGGAACCACTATGCCTAAAGGTAAGGGAATGTACGGATTTAAAAAAAGCAGATCTAAAAAGAAAAAAGTACGAAGGCAGGAAATTGTCAAAAGAAAGTAAAGGAATAGCCATTACAACTGAATTAGTTGGAATTAAAAACCTCAAGTCTACAGGGAACTATCGGCTTGAGTTTGACGTTTATGAAATAGATACTGATAAGGTAAAAGAATTGATTACAAAACTGAATAGACCTTTTATGATGGGGCTTGTTGAATACGATGGATAAACAAACAGAGAACAAACATAAGCAACACAAGGAAACTGGGGGCTTTGCGAAAGGAAACACTATAGGTAATAGATGGGAGAAGGGTGAATCTGGCAATCCTAATGGAAGGCGCAATGCTTATACTGATTTAATAAAAGAGTTTAGTTTCAGCAAGGTGGGTGAACGAGAGAGAAGGGAAGTAGTTATAGCTAAACTGTTTCAACTGGCTGAGAGAGGCGATTTAAGGGCTATACAATTCATTGTGGAACGATTAGAAGGCAAGGCATTAGAACGCCAGGAAAGAACTACTAAATCAGAGCCAATTCAAGTGATGGTAATAAATGAAGAATAAAACAAAGACAGTTGCTAAGATACCCTTGCCAAAATCCCAAAGAGATTATTATCCTAAGGTAATGAAGAACCCTAACAGGTTTGGATTTATTTGGGACACTACATATTATAATTTAGATGATTGATTGGTCAGTAAATAAAACAAGGCAAGACATTCTCAATGATCCTGCCAGATTTAAAGTAATTGTAGCTGGACGAAGATGGGGGAAAACCATATTGAGTCTTATGTACTTATTGAAAGATGCTTTCCAACCCAATGAAAGGAGGTGGTTCATAACACCGACCTACCGACAGGGCAAGATGATTGTCTTTCCAGTATTGAGGCAGATGTTTAATTCTTTTGAAGATGCTAAGCTAAATGAATCAGAGATGAGTGTAACCTTCGGGAATGGTGCTGAGTTAGCAGTTAAGGGCGCAGATAATGAGAACAATCTAAGGGGTGTTGAATTAACTAAGTGTGTAATGGATGAGATGGCATATATTAAACCTCATGTATGGGAAGAAATCATTATGCCTATGTTAGCCACTAC